AGTCAATGCCATTCGATATATGTTAATTTCTAAAAATGTATACAACATGATTCTACAAAATATACAACTTAATCACCTACAGCTAATATGCTGTATTACCTTAAGTAAATAATTTTGAATTACATGAATTATATGTTAATCTTTTAAAACATTTATCACCGATAACCTTTAGTTATCTGTACTTGAATTAATTGTCATCTCAAGTTTAAAAATGACAGTCATCCTAACTTTATTGTTAGGTTGACCGATTTCACTTTTCCGAAAGTGAAATCGAATACCTTTTAGCTAGCCTAAAAGGTATTTTATGATCAGCTTCAATTATCATAGCTGATCCCTTCAAAGTCTTTTGACTTTGTAAGGTATGATACGGTATTTCTTTTGAAATATCGCGCTTCTCTGAAGCGAATTTTTGGCCGGTTTATCCGATCCCCTCAATTGTAATCGGGGAATGCATTTTAATGCATCTTGTAGCCACATTACACGACGTCAATCTTATTGACGTGAGAGACCATAGCTTAGTCTGGTCTTTAAATATTGACTTATCGATATGGAGAGTGTAGACTCCCCTCCATATCCTGCATATGTTTTGTCTACTGAAACTACGTATGAAGAGGACTTTCTCGGTGGTCCATTATTAACCGAGAACGAGGAGATATTACGAAAATTTACTTGCTGAAGAATTTGCCAAAAAAACTAAAGCACCTAAACCTGATCCTACTCCTAAGTATGTCAAAAAGACAACCACTATAACTGTCAAATTGCCTCCATGGAATTTAATTAAACCTACTGACAGAAAGCGTCTTTCGAGCGCTCATGCCAATAGTATTAAAGAAATTGCATCCCAAGTTGCCAGCTCTCCTAAGTATAGGAAACGCACTCTAGTCCCACGTGACTTTAGTTATACAGTCTCCGTGATTGGTAACAAACATGAAATGGCTACTCTCGAGAAAAAGAATAAACTCGTTGAAGTAGTCCATAAAACTCAAAATTATAATGTTTCATTTTTGATTCCTACTGGAGTCTCAGATGAATCTATGCATGATTTGAGTTTTGTTAGTGCTCCCAAACTCAAGGGAGCTATTAACCAACTTTTCCAGAAAGCAAAGAATGAAGCTAAACGACTGAATAAACCTTTTTCCCTTGTTAAGTATCACCGTAAGTTCTCTTACACGGAATTTTTGAGTGACCCCATGGATATTCATGATCTAGTTAAAGTTGAAACCGCTCGTTCCAGAGCCAATCAACTGCAAAAAGAAAGTGAGCGTATCAATGCCAAGAGAGTCGAAGAAAATGTTAAATCTAAAAGGATTAAACAAGAGTCTATCAAAATGAGTCGAGCTAATAAGGTTGCTAATCTAAAACCTGTTAATTTTGTTGAGGAAAAGAAAGAGCCTGTTAAAAGAGTCTCTAAGAGAAGAATTAAACAAATTGCTAGAAAGCAGGAATTAGTTGCTAGGAAAACTGAAAATGCACTTATTCGCAAGTCACTGTTGCGAAGAAAAGAGCATAAGAAAAAGATCAAAGAAATTCCTAAAGAAGAAATTAAGGAAGATGTAGAGGATATTAAAGTGGAGATTACCAGCTCAGGTAAGACCACTTCATTACCTCTATCAACTCCCAAAAAGATAGCTTCTCAGAGGACTCATGATCGTAATATGCGACGCAGAAGAATTAGGAAAGAAGAAAAAGAACTTCGAGTTCTTGAGATTTCTGCCAATAAGAAGTCTAGACGCCAGAGACGCAAAGCCAATGCTAAGAAACGTCGAGCTGCTGCATCTTTCACAGCTGAAGCACTTACATCTCCTTACGATGATAGCGATGAAAGCTCTAGTATTGAGCAATTGTATGCTATGATCGAAGACGAAGATAATAAGAAAAGTGGCCCATCTTCAGAAATTTTGAATAAAATTTCCTCTCTTATGGACGACAGTGATCCTGCTATCACTCTTATTTGTTTTATTTCAAACTTACTTGAGTGTAGAACTTCCACTTCCGTAATGTCTGCTTCTTATCTTTACCTGAGTTCTTGGGGGTTACGTAGTTCACGTAAAACAATTTACTCTCTTATGGCTGGATCTGCCTTTTCTCTTTTACTTTCTGATTTATTGGATAAATTGAAAGGAATGAAGAAAGAAACATCCTTCACTTCTCAAGCTGGAGAATTGGCTGCAGATATGTTTGATCCTGACATTCTTGAACAACCGGATATGGAAGACATGTTTCCCGGTTTTAGTCCGTCGAGAATATTTGATACTATACTTTCTTGGGGCGGCAGATTTTTTACTAGTGATGTTTATCTATCCCTTAAGAAATTTGTTCTTTCTTTAGTCTCGTTAGGTATGTTTGAAAAAGACAGTTCCAAAAGTATTGAATCTTTAATTGGAAGAGCAAATAAAAAGAGCTCTATACTTGATTGTGCCCAGGATATTCTCAATTCTCTTTCTCAATTAATCCGTAGTGGTGAAATGATTGTTAGAGGTTATCCATTAGAAGATTGTTTCTTTTCTAAAGATCCACTTACAGTTTATATTGCTCGAACTAAGGAATGGATGGCCAATTTGGCTCTTGTTGTTCAAGGCATACCGCCGGAAGGCAAGATACATATTCAAAACCATGTTAGAGATGGAAAGAAAATTTTGGAATTTCTAAAAGTGGCCTCAACCAAACTTAATCCTTTAGGACCAAATTACGTTGAAGCTACTGATGCCTTGCGTAGGATGGAAGTTGCTTTACCTATGCTTCGATCGCAATTGCAGTCTAGATCTCGTCCTACTCCTCTTGCTGTGTGTATCTCGGGTCCTCCGGGTATTGGTAAGAGTACCATCATTACCATGATTTCATTCATATTTTCTCAAGTTATGAAAGTGCCTTGGACATCTGAAATGATTTTCCATAGAACCCCATCTGAAGATTTTTGGGAAGGTTTTGACCCTGATATACATCATATTGTTCATATATCTGAAGTTGGAGCCAAATCCGATAAAGTGATGGAAAAAGGAGATCCTGCTATTGCGGAACTCACTAGTGTTATAGATTCCCAGCCGTATGCTGTACCCATGGCGTTTGAAGGTAAAGGTAAAATATTTTGTCTTGCAGGACTGATAATAATTGACACCAATGAAAAAAGTATGGGCTTGGAAATAATTCAGAAGAATCCTGCTGCATTCCGCAGAAGATTTCTTTATATAGAACCAAATGTTAGGCCTGAGTTCAAATTGAAAGGTAGTTTTATGCTTGATCCTTCCAAAGGCACGCGAGAACAATTTCTCGATAAATGGAGTTTTGTAGTAAGCAAAGAAGTTCCCCAGACCCAGAGTAAAACTGAAAAAGGTCCTAGTAAAATTGTATGTAGCAATAGAGAGGTTTTTAGTGCTGCTGATTCTGTTGAATTTGCCCAAAAATTCAGCAAGTATGTATTTGATTATGTTAATCGTGAAACTATGGTCCAAAAGGCTATTAATGAACAATTACCTTTTTTGGCTAAACATTGTCATGTCCCTGATGAAATGAAAAAGAAACATACAGAAGATACTGTTTTGGAAATTACTCCAGAAGACTCTTCTACGGGCTTTCTTGATGAAAAGCATTATGATCCTGATGATTGTGATAATGAGTCAGATTATTCTGATTCAAGTAGTAGCGTGAGCTTTTCTGCTGAATCGTTTAATCCAGCGTCTTCGTTTGTGGATCTAGCATGTTATGTTCTTTATAAAACTCAGGACAATTTCACACCTGAAGTTTTTTTAAAGAAAATGCGAAACACATTGAAAGAACAAAGATATTTCTTCGGAGAGGCGGGGAATCGTTACCTTCAAACTGGCAGTACTATTGTAAATGCTGGTTTTCCTTTGGTAACTAACTCTCTTCAATGTCTTTATAGTGGCATTGATCTTTATCTTCATAGTCGTAGCAAAGTGCAGTTATTCAATCCTTATATGTGGGCGACTTTGATTTTACCGCTCATATTGTATGCCTTCACTGGTTATTTAATGAGTTTTGTCGCTTTGTTTGCTATTTTGTTTACGTCTGCTCCCTATAAGCTTTGGGAATTGCGTAGGAAAAGCGAAGAATACCGATCGTCTGTTGCTGGTTTAAACAACTCCTGGAATAACTTCCGCGATCGATTTTCCAATAATTGTTCTGATATAATGGTACTTCCCGTGCATGTTAATCTCATTTCTGTTTTGGCTATAGCAATGACTACTGTTGCTCTTTTCCGATTGTTATCTAAGAGCAAAGTTAAAGCTAATAGTGAAGCAAGCGATGTTCTTACATCTCGTAATTTTGACATTGACAAAAAAGCCAAAGTTGGAAATACTTTGGTTAGATTTCGTGAAACTCCTGAATCGTGGAATCAAATCATTGGATCAATTCCGAAACATACATCTGACCTTAAAAGTTTGTTTAGGAAAGTTTCTCGTAATGTTAAGAAAGCGAAAGTCATCTCTAGACGCATTAATAGGGAGAGATTGACTCATCTCATTGGCGTATCAGGTAATGTTGCACTCATCAATACACACGCTCTTATGGGAGAAGATAATCTTGAAGTACAGGTTAAACTTCATGATCTCGAAAACTCTGTTTGGAAGAGTTCTTGTATTACTCCAGATGATATGATACATTTAGGCAATGATTGTACACTCATTTTGCTATCTTCGTTTCAATTCTGTGACATTTCTTCTCATTTTTTGCCTCTTCCTCAGGTTAAAAACACAGAGTCGATATATAAGGATGAAATACTGAAAACTACTCATTACAAGGAAACTCTCAATGTTAAAGATGGTTCTCGTGGAGTAATCATTGTGCGCGATTATTGGACAGTTACGGCCCCTCATGGAAGTGGCAATTGTGGCAATCCATTAATTTCACAAGTTCAGGGTGGATGTAGTATTGTTGGTATACACACTGCTGGAGGAGATGAATGTGATACTGTTGTATTTTCCTCAGTTCCTGACAATATAGCCTCCTCTGTTAAAAAATTAGTAGAAAAGAGTGGAATGATGAAAGTTTCATCTGAAAGCATGTTGAATTTGTCATTTCGTGAAGAGATGAATAAAAAGAGTATGGTAAGATTTGAAGATATGGGAAATATTTCAATTTACGGCACTTTGGATAAACCAATTTTAGTTAATCAAAAGAGTAAGCTTAAGAAAACCCTATTTTACAAGCATATATCTGAGATGTTGTTTGACCAAATGGATTTCATCGCTGAAGAAAAATTTTGTCCTCCACCCATGCGACCTTTTCGCAATTCTAATAAGGAATGGATTTCTCCTTACAATCTTGCTATTAACAAAATAAATAGGCCACGCGGTTTTGCAAATCGCAAGATCTTACGAAAAGCTATCAGATTAATAACACGTAAGTGGTTATCTAACCTTAAGAAGAACGGTGTAGTTAAATTGGAGCCTATTTCTCTCAAGGAGGCTGTTAATGGAGCTTTAGATGATTACTATACTAGGAAAATAGATCTTACTAAAAGTGGAGGATTTGGTTACCCTGGAAAGAAGTCAGTGTATTTTGAATCTCCTGACGGAGTGTCTAACGTTCCTACTGATAAATTGATGGAAAGAGTCATCTATCGTAAGGAAAAGTACCTCAAGGGTGAAAGTTGTCCAATTGTTTTTACTGGCCTTCCTAAAGATGAACCTCGTTTAATTTCTAAAGCTAGAGTTGGAAAAACTAGATTATTTTATGCTGGAATGCTTGACAGTTTGGTGGTTGCAAAGCAATTTTTGTCTCCTTTTTACACTCTAATGGCGCAGTATAGACTTGACTTTGGTTGCGCTATCGGCGTTGATGCACATCGTGAAGCCAATTCGATAGCCAAACATTTGCTTCGATTTAGTGATTCCGCTGAATCTTCTAAACTAGTTGAAGGAGATTACCAGGGCTATGATGTTTCAATGTGTCCAGACGTTACTTGGGCAGCGTATACTATTATTATGAATATTCTGGAATCTCTGGGTTATTCGGCTGACGCACTCAAGATTGTTAATGGTTTGTTAAGTGATTTCATGCATCCATTTATCAACATTCTTGGAGATGTGATCATGGCCATGATAACTCCATCCGGTAAGTACGGAACAGCTGAGGATAACTCAGTTAAGGGTGTTGTTATTATAGTGATAGTATTTATATCTCATCCTGAAGGAAAGGATAAAGACCCCTTTGAATTTCTTGTCATGTTGGTTTATGGAGATGATATGCTTGTCGGAGTTCATCCATTGTGTCTTTGGTTTGATAATTTTTATTTTGCCAAAGCTTGTAAGGATGTGCTTGGTATGACATTTACGAGTGCAACTAAGGGTGAACACGACTTGCCTCATGTTACCTTGCTTGATGCTAGTTTTCTGAGACGATCCTTTATTAGATCAAATGAAGGGTGGAGGATGCCCCTTACTCTCAATTCTACTGAAAAGACTATCGGATGGATTTTGCCTTCTAGATCAGCGAGTGAGGAAGATCAAGTCATGAATGCTTTTAATTCCTTCTTGCGAGAAGTCTTTCTTGGTACTACCGAAGAAAGATTTAACAAAGTACGAGATTGGGGAATGAACATATTTAAGAATGAGTACAATATTGCGTCCCCTATTTTGCAGAAGTATGAAGAAATTTATATTTCCTTGTATGGTTCTGCAGATTTTACGACCGAGTCAATGGCTGTCACGGTGGAAGAACAGCACGATATGGAAGTTCTGATAAATAGGGCGTTTAGCGAACCCGACATTATCATGTATCTTTATCGAGAGCATAGATTAGTAGCAACTGTTGTTGTGAATATGCTTATCGCTTGCGAATCGGGAGTAGAAATGAGCCGTCTCCCCGATTTATTGAACTGGCCCACTGAATTTAAATATTATATGAACGGCAAAATTGCTATATTGCAGAAGCAATTAGATGCCGCTATAAAGGAATCACAACTTGACGAGAAAGAAGAAATTTTCCATCTTTCTCGTTCAGAGGTGGTTTCCCTGTCACGCTATGGAACAAATAGCGATTTTAGGAAGCACTGTGATGAAGTCCTTAAAGAAAGAGCTAAGATAGATGGTTTGTCACTTTCAATTGGAGTACTTAAACGTGCTGTTTTGAGAAGTCAAGCATTTAGTACTGAGTCCGCCGAAGGTTACTTGGAAGAAGATGGAGCCGATGCCGAGGTCAAGAATGAAAATCTGATAGATATGTCGGGTGGAAGCATGGATATTATGCCAGCTATGAAGACTGACAATGTAGATGTGGGACAAGATGTTCCTCTGAGCATTAAAGATTTTTTGAGTAGGCCCATACGTATCGCATTCTATACTAATTCGCCTACTTTTGCGTTATATGAGGCAATTAATCCCTGGGACGCTTTTCTTAGTCAACCGTCTGTTCGGGCGAAATTAAGAAATACAGCTTACTTGCGGGCTAATTTGCATCTAAGGATATCGGTTTCTGGAATGCCTTTTCATTATGGGAGATATATTTTTTCTTACATCCCCTTTCCTGCCTATAATGAACCTTGGCAACATTTGTTAGCACTAACTGGAAGTGGTACTGACCATGGAAGATTGGTCTATCTAAGTCAGAGTCCTTATGCTAGGAGCTGTGATGTCATAAGTAACGAGCCAGTTGAGATGGTGATTCCGTATCTTTCTCCTCAACCCGTTATGAGATTGTTTAATAACACTGTTAATGTGCTTTCAGCTTCCAGTGAGTATGATGATGCGTCCGATCTAGGTGTTCTTTATATTAAAAGTATCAATACTCTAGCTAGTACCACTGCTACTTCCACAGCCGTTTCAATTGCTGTTTATGCTTGGATGGAGGATGTTGAATTTGGCTCACCAACTGCCACTCAAATTGCAGTTACTACAGAGAGTGATGAACGCATAATCGGACCTATATCGAGCACCACTAAAAGTATGAGTGAAGCTGCTAAGTCCTTGTCCACTCATCCTATCATCGGATCTTATGCTAAGGCTAGTGGGAAAGTCTTAGATGGCGCTTCTGATATGGCTTCAGCCCTCGGTTGGTCTTACCCCACGTTAATAGACGAACCTATGAGAATGAAGAATGAGCCTTTTCAAAATGCCGCTGTTTCAATTGGAATGGATACTGGGAAACGTATAGTCCTTGATCCCAAGCAGGAGTTATCCGTTGATATGCGAAATAGCGGTTCTGATAAGGACGATCTTGTCATCCAGAGTATTTGTTCGAGAGAATCATTGTTAGATACTTTTAGTTGGACAGCTTCGGATTCTTCTTTAGGAGGGCCGAATCGAGTTATAGGGGTTACGCCAATGTGTGCAAGAACCATAATTCCTGGAGTAGCTCCGGGAGATAAAATTTGGGTGGCGAACACTCCTTTGTCGCTCTCGGCTTCTTTCTTCAATTTCTGGCGAGGTGAAATCACTTACCGTATTGAGTTCGTTTGTAGTATGTATCACCGAGGAAAGATGTTGATTGGTTACGAACCAAACATTGCTCAACACGATCTTATTGATACAGTTCTTGATACTAATAAGAACTATATTATCACCGTAGATCTTCAAGAGACTAGATGCATTGAGTTTACTGTTCAATGGGCTAACGCAAGACCCTGGTTGAGCACTGGGCCCCCTAGTGAAATTCTATTTCCGAATGGAAGTTCTATAGATCCGCTTGTATCGTTCAAAAGATGCAATGGGTACATTTACTTTACTCCTCTTACCCAGTTACAATCACCTGATGGAGGGAACATCAGTGTCAATGTTTATGTTCGTAGTGACAATATGCATTTTAATGCTATGGATTTGTCACGAATGCCTACGGAATTCACAGCAGAATCCACTCTTTCTCCATGTGATCCTTCGGACAAAGTTATTCTTAATCCTACGAGCGCTAGCTTGGTTGGTATTAATGAACATTATTTTGGCGAAGAACCTTTGAGTTTTCGCTCGTATTTGAGACGTTTTTGCAGTAGTTATAGAAGAACTTTATCCTACACCACTTCGAATAATGTTTTTGAGCTGAATTCAAACACCCTTCCGTTACCTTATCCGAATTTCGGAGAATTTGTGAATTCTGGCAGTTTATTCAGGAATCTTTTCACGTATTTAAGATATTGTTATCTTTCTATGCGAGGCGGAATTCGCAAAAGAATTGTGCTTCACGACAGCGCTGATATCGCCAACGCTGCCGTATTGGTATCTTTACTTTATGAAGAGTCTTATTTGGCGACTGACTCTACGGCAAACACCGATACAACTGAGTTGAATCAAACAGGTGGTGTCATTTTTATGCCTTATACAAATCAAGGTATAGAATTTGAAATCCCGTGGTATTCTTCTAATACATGGGGTTTTGCACAAACTCAAGATTATTTTCCCACAAATTCCATCATTGATGGAACTAGTACCAGAAGGTACAACCTCAGTTATGCGTTGGGTGGCGCTAACCGATCCATTCCCATTGTGGAATACACAGCGATTGCAGAAGACTTTATGTTTTCGAACTTCATTGCAGCTTATCCTATGGTCATAGGAATAGTCCCCTAAAGCAATGATTAAAACCAAGAGATGGTATATAAAATATAGAAGACCTCGTGTCTTTCTTTCTCA